AAAGAGAATTTGCAATTACTTTGCCTCGTATGTCTTTTGAAATTACTTCAATTGCTTATGACCCTAGTAGAAAATTAAATCGTATTCAAAAATTTAAAAGAGTAAAGACGGCCGCTGATGGTAAGATATTAGATTATAACTATATGCCAGTACCTTATAACATATCATATAGTCTAAACATATTTACAGCAACAGCAGAAAGTGGCCTACAAATTGTAGAACAAATATTACCTTTCTTTCAACCAGATTATACGGTAACTGTTAACGCTATACCTAGTTTAAATATCAAAAGAGATGTACCAATAGTATTAAATAGTGTTACTTATGAAGATAGTTATAATGGTAGTTTTACACAACGTAGAGCTGTCATATATACACTTACATTTACTGCTAAAACTTATCTATTTGGACCAGCACAAACTCAAAAGGTTATCAAAGAAGTACAATCAGATATACATACTAATCCAACAACAGCTGGTACAGGAACTGAAAGTAGAGAAGTAAGAATAGTAATAACACCTAATCCTACTTCGGCCGACGCTGATGATGACTTTGGATTTACTACAACCATAACGGATTTTAATGATGCAAAAAATTATAATCCATCTACTGATTTAGATGAATAAATATATAAATATAAAGAGAGAAAACAACTATGGCTTTAAGTAAAATAAATTCGAGAGCAATAACAGACCTATCAATAAGCGCTGATGATTTAGCTTCAGGTTCAATAACGACAGCTAAATTAGGTGCTGATTCTGTTACAAATGCAAAAATAGCAGATGACCAAATAGATTCAGAGCACTACGTAGATGGATCAATTGACACAGCACATATTAGTAATAATGCTGTAACTTCAGCTAAAATTGATACAAGTGTTGCCTCTACAGGCAAATCAATAGCTATGAGCATAGTTTTTGGTTAGATAAATAATATAAAAGGAAACAAAAATGGCGAATCCAAATATAGTAAATGTAACTACAATCAATGGTCAAACGGCAGCAGCGGCTTTACTTACAACTCAACAAATTATTGTACAAAACGCTGACGCTTCAGGAAAAATTTATAAAATTAATACTATTCTTGTAGCAAATAAAGACGGTTCAAGTGCAGCTGATGTAACTGTTAATTTTAATGATGGAGCAACTTCTACTAATTTTGCTATTGCAAGCACAATTTCTGTACCTGCTGATGCTAGTATAGTTCTTATTGATAAAAATTCAAGTTTTTATTTAACAGAAAACACTTCTATTGAAGCATTTGCAAGTGCATCAGGTGATTTAGATATTATAGTAAGTTACGAAGAAATTAGTTAAGGAGATTAACAAATGGCACATTTTGCAGAGTTAGATGATAATAACGTTGTATTAAGAGTCATTACTTTTTCAAATAAAGAAGTAACTGAAAATGGTGGAGATTTATCTACGCAAGCTGAAAATTTTGTAGCGGCTAGACACGGAGGCCGTTGGAAACAAACTTCTTATAATGGTAATTTTCGAAAAGAATATGCTGGAATAGGATCAACTTATGATTCAGTTAAAGATATTTTTATTAAAGTACAACCATATCCATCTTGGACATTAGATGTTAATTCAGATTGGCAACCTCCAGTTTCTTATCCTACAATTATAGAATATGATTTTAATGGTGAACCATATAAATATCTTCCAACTTGGGACGAAACAACACATCAAACGTGGGTTGCTCCTTACGGTGATGATACTATGTATAAATGGAATAGTTCATCTTGGGAACAAATTTTACCCATAATAACACATCAGGAGTATTATAACAATGGCTAGTTCAAATGGCGGAATACTAGGAGTTACTAATATCCCAGAAAGAGGGGATCTTATTACTCCCTTTACAGCTCCAGGAACTTTTAATCCTTCAAAAACAGCAGCAGACGTATTAGTTGTAGCTGGAGGAGGAGGAACTAGAGGAGGCGGAGGTGGTGCTGGTGGAGCAGTATTTAATCCAGCTCATCCTTTACCAGCAAGTCCAGTTACGATAACTGTTGGAGCAGGTGGAGATGCAGCAGGTTGGGATGGATCTACTGTTAATAGTTCAGTAAGTGGATCTCCTTCTGTTTTTGCAGCATCAAGTCCAATTACCGCAACTGGTGGAGGTTATGGAGCCGCAGATAGTATTAGTGGAGCATCAGGTGGTTCAGGTGGTGGATCTGGTTATTCTGGTTCCATTGGTGCTGTTATACCTGGAGGAAGTGGAACTCCAGGACAAGGAAATAATGGAGGATCTTCAACTAGACCCTCTCCTCAATTTGGAAATAGAGGAGGTGGCGGTGGTGCTTCACAAGCAGGTGGAAATGCTGGTCCTGGTAATAGTGGAACTGGAGGAAACGGATTAGATTATAGTCCTACTTTTGGTTCTCAATATGGTGATTCTGGTTATTTTGGAGGTGGAGGTTCTGCTCTTTCTGCTGGTCAAACTCCAGGTGGTCCCGCTGGAGGATTAGGAGGCGGAGGAGATTGTTCTCCTACTAGTCCCGATGCTGCTTCTAATGGAGCAGCAAATACAGGTGGAGGTGGTGGAGGACGTAACTCACCTATAGGTACATCAAATGGTGGATCAGGAATGGTTTTAGTAAAAGAATCTGATGTTTTACGAAATACAAGTGGAGTATGGAATTTACAAGGTGTGTACACCGCAGTAAAAGCTGGAAACTGGAGCAGTTCTTAATTTTTATAAAGCTAGACTATTAGCCATAAAATTAATATATTAATATACTTGTTTGAAAGTTATTTTATGAATTTGAAATATGATTATTGGTTTTTTGACAGAGTTTTACCTTCAAAATTTTGTGATGATGTTATAAAATATGGAAATTCTAAAAAAGAAGAAATTGCTCTTACTGGAAATTTAAAACCAGAAGATTTAGATGAGTCTGCTTTAAAAGATTTAAAAAAGAAAAGAGATTCTAATGTTGTTTGGTTAGATGATAGATGGATTTATAATGAAATTTTTCCATTTGTAAAAACAGCAAATCAAAATGCAAATTGGAATTTTGAATGGGATTGGGCAGAAAGTTGTCAATTTACAAAATACAAATTAAATCAATATTATGGTTGGCACCAAGATTCACACAATGAAGTATATCCCGAAAGTAGAGGTGATAATTTTGCAGGTAAGATAAGAAAATTATCGGTAACTGTAAATTTAACAGAAGGAACTGATTATGAAGGTGGAGATTTACAATTTGATTTTAGTAATCCTGAAATTAAAGAAAATATAAAAACAGTAGATCAAGCAAGATCCAAAGGATCTATAATCGTTTTTCCATCTCATAATTGGCATAGAGTAGCTCCTGTTACAAAAGGAACAAGGTACAGTTTAGTTATTTGGTGTTGCGGAAAACCTTTTAAATAATGAAAAAATATGATTATAAAAAAACTTGAAAGTTATTACATAATTAATAAAATAAAAGAACACGAAAAAAATAAAGATAAGTTATTAAAACTTATTGAAAACATTCCTAAGACAAGTGTTCAATCAAAAAGAGAAAACATAAATCATAGCGATTGGAATTTACCAAAAGATTTTAAAAGAGATTATCTTGTTTTGTTTTATGATATTGTAAAACATTATATGAACGATATTATGAAATCTCTACATTGTTCTAAATGGGATATACGAAATGGTTGGTTTCAACAATATACAAAAAATAATAAACACGAATGGCACGTTCACCAACATACAAATTTTTCAAACATATATTATTTAGAGATGCCCGATCAAAATATGAAAACGGAATTTTATAATATATTAACAAAAGAAATTATTACTTTTGATTTAAAAGAAGGAGATTTGTTAACATTTCCTGGCCATTTATTACATAGGTCTAAAACAATAAACACTTTAAATAGAAAAACAATTATATCTTTTAATAGTAATTTTATGGATGTAACTTTATGAAAACACAAATAATAGATAATTGGTTGGATAAAAATTTAGTAGATTATTTAGAAGATTATTTTTTATATAAATTTCCACACTTTTACGGACACAAATCTAACGATAAAGATAATAATTCTTTTTATGCGTCAGGTTTAAATCCTGATGATGCTTTAAATAATTTTTTATTTTTTAAATTAAAAAAAACTTTAAATAAAAATTTAAGATTAGAAAGAATGTATATAAATGTACAACATCCTAATATGAACGGATCTTTTCATCCTGATGATGGAGATATAACTTGTTTGTATATGGTAACTAAAACATTAGAAAATAGTGGCCACTTTGAAATTAAAGACGAAGAAAAAATTAATTTTGTACAAAATAGATTAATAGCATTTGATGCAAAAAAAATACATAGAGGAAATGCACCAAATAAAGATGTAAGAATAACATTAGCATTTAAAACTTATGTTTGTTAAAGAATATAAAATAGAAGATATAAATTATATTAATTTATTAAAAGAGGAAGTTTTACAAAATATAGATAAACACCACTCTTACAATACTAATGTAAAAGGAAGGATGACTTATTGGAAATATTTTACTCATCAAAGTAAAAATTTTAATAAAATTAGAGAAGTGTTATATGAATATCATATTTATGAAGCGTGGGGAAATATTTTAAATAAGGGAGATTTTGTAAAAGAACACGATCACATAGCAAACTATGAAAATATGAAGGTAACTGCAAGTGGAGTTTTGTATTTAACAAATATAGGACCTGGTACTTATTTTAAAGAATTTGATACAGAAATAAAACCAGAAATAGGAAAAATAGTAGTATTTGATCCAACGTATAGACATTCTGTGGAAAAATATGCTGAAGAAGAAGATAGAATAACAATTGCGTTTAATGGAAGGATAAAAGAAGCTTATGAGTTTTAAAGAAAAAAAATATACAATTGTTAAATCAGCAATATCAAAAGAATTAGCTGATTTTGTTTATAATTACTTTTGTATGAAAAGAAAGGTAACAAGGTTTTTATTTGACAATTCTTATTTGTCTCCTTTTAGATCAGAATTTGGAACTTGGTCTGACGATCAAATACCTGATACTTATTCTCATTACGCAGATATTGGTATGGAAACTTTACTTCAACAATTGTTACCTGTTATGAAAAAAGAAACACAATTAAATTTAATACCAACTTATTCTTATGCAAGAATTTATAAAAAAGGAGATATTTTACATAGGCATAAAGATAGACCTAGTTGTGAGGTATCAACTACATTAAATTTAGGCGGCGATCCTTGGCCTATCTTTTTAGAACCAAACTCTAATGTTGGTACAATAGATGAAAATAAAAATTATATACCTGGAGATACTCCTGGTATAAAAATTGATTTAGAACCAGGTGATATGTTAATATATTCAGGTTGTATATTTGAACATTGGAGAAATAAATTTGAAGGTGAAAATTGTGGTCAAGTTTTTCTACATTATAATAATATTGAAACACAAGGTGAAAAAAATATATATGATGGTAGACCTTTTTTGGGGTTACCAGCTGATTTTAAAAATGAAAATATATAATCTTTTTATTAGAACACAATAATAATGTCAGAATAACTTATAATTATAATATAAATAGTTAATTATGAGTAAATTAGAAGATAAAGTAAATGAGATTCTAGGTATTGATAAACCTGAAAATAAAGAAGTGGTTAAACAGGACTTTAAACCTATAGTTCCACGAAAAGAAAATAAAGAATCACCAGACGTAGATAACGACTACAAATATAGTAGAGAAAACTATTACAATCTTATAGAAAGAGGACAAGAAGCCATAGAAGGCATACTTGATGTTGCTAGAGAAGGCCAACATCCGAGAGCCTATGAGGTGGCTGGTGCCTTAATTAAAAACGTTGCGGACACCGTAGATAAACTACAAGACTTACAAAAGAAACTTAAAGACCTAAAAGAGTTACCTAAAACGGCAAGTGCTAATATTAAAAACGCATTATTTGTTGGATCAACTGCTGAATTACAAAAGATGTTAAAAAATGAAAATATTAAAAGCAAAACGATCACACCCGAAAAAGACGATACTGAAGATAAGTGATTTAGATTATATTAAATACTATGAAGAAAATGGTATTTACTTACAAGACTTATCAAAGGATTTTGAAATGGTTGAACCCATAGAAATAAATCAATATACAATATCTGAAACTCCTAGATATGGAGCTAACGGCCAACAATATAAAGAAAAAAAGTTTTCTGTTGTAAAAGGAAATCAAAGAGTTACATTAGCCAAAAAATTAGGTTATACACATATAGAAGGAATAATTTTAAATGTCAACTGATGCATATTTGGGTAACCCCAATCTTAAAAAGGTTAACACACCTGTTGAATTTACACAAGACGAAATTGTAGAATATCAAAAGTGTGCCAAAGATCCTTTATATTTTATGGAGAAATATGTAAAGATTGTTTCTTTAGATGAGGGTCTTGTTTCATTTAAA